CAGCCGACGTCGACACGGTCCCGGTCAGATGGACCGTGTTGTCAGCAAGATGCGCGGCCGGAAGAGCCTTCGCCGTGTCGTTCTCGGTGATGCCCGCCCACTCGTAGACGAAGACATTGCCGAACTGGCCCTTCTCGACCCGCGTAAAGGCGATTTCGGCCATTCAGCCTACTCCGTCGACAAGCCGGACGTCGCCATGTCGGCGGGGTCGCTCACCTTCGACGCTTCGCGGTTGAAGGCCCGCAGAGCCGCCGTCAGCGCCTGCCGCACATCGTTAAAGCTCGCGGTATTGTCGAACAGGATAGCCACCTCGTTCGACCCGAGAGCGTCTCCGGTCCCGAAGGAGACCGTGACCGAGCGGTCGGCGTTGATGTTGGCCTGATAAGTGGCTACGGCCATTCAGGGCCTCCTTACTCGACGGCGTAGGTGACCTGAAACGCGAGATCGCCCGCCTGATTGCCAGCCGCATCGAAGAGCACGCCGATGAAGTACTCCTCATTGGTGGCATCGGCGAGAGACGCGTCACCTGCGTCCTGCCACACCTTCTGACCGTTCTTCTCGATGCCGCGGGCCTCGAATGCGTACTCGGTGAAGGCCGTCGCCGTCCGCCAATCGGTCACCGCCGAGGCATAGGCATCGTCGTCCTTCGCCGTGCCGCCGTCGATGTCCTCCCACAAGCCGACATCGGCCGAAAGAGTCGTGCCGGTGTCGAGATCGTCGGAAGCGATCTTGATCGATAGAACGACCGCATTGACCGGCACCGCGCATAGCATGACCGTGTCGGTCGCGCTGAGATCGCCGGCCGCGAGAGCGACGTTTCCGTTGACGGTACGCAGCTTGCCGCGCTCGTTCGCCGGATCGTTGGGCGTCTTGACGCTGGTCTGCGACGCCCGGTTGGAGAGCAGAGTGCTCTGCTTGTTCGCCATGGCTCAGTTCTCCTCTCTAGGCGCCCTTACGACGCGTCGGCCGAAATCTGCACCACGCGCTCATCCTCCACACGTACGGCGCCCCAGGAGCCGTAGGTATAGATCTGCTTGGCATGGCGCTTGTCGGGCCGCTCGGCAGCGATCGAAGTCGGCACATGCGCCACACCGAGTGTGATCGCATCGCCTGCGTAAGTGTAGCAAAGCCGATCGTTGCCCGACTTGGTCAGCCGCTCGGAGCGGATGAAAGTGAAGCCGAGATACTCGTTGATCTGCCCCGCCACCAGCGCCCGAACAGTGTTGAAGTCCGAACTGGTGAGCTTGTCGTCATTGAGGAGGTTCGTCACCTGCTTCGCCGACATCACGGCAAAACGCGGCACGAACTCGTCGACCTCGGCAGCATCGAGAATCTCTTTCGCCTGAAGGAGCTTCGACACGGTCATCCCGGTCGAGCTGGCTCCGACCTTCTGAGCCGCCGGCAAGGCGACAGTCGTGCCCTGGTTCTTGCCTTCGGTGGCGTTGCCCTCGAGAGCCGTGATGATTGTATCGTCGACCGTCCGCCCCATGACGCCGGCGTGGCGCACGGTGTAGCGACTGTCCGGATCGATGAGCAGACGAACCCGATCCTGCCGGTCGATGAGATCGGCGACATCGAAGTCCTTGATGAACAGCCAGCGCCTGGAATGCGCCGTATTGTTCAACGGCGTGTCGCCATGCTGATCGGTAATCTCGTTGGCGGCATCGAGCGTCTCGCCGATGCGCTCGATCGCGGCGCTCTCGCCCGTGACCTGCAAGATCTGCACGGTACGGCGCAGGCGCGACATGCGCTGCTCCGCCAACATATGCACATTGACGGAGAACTGCTCGATGTAAGATTCGGGGATGGTGACGGACATCTGGCCACACTCCTAGGGTCGAAACGGTCTTGGAACTGTCTCGACGCCTTTCCGGGGTGTCCCCGCCTGCCGTCACCGCAGTCGGAGCCGATCGGGGGCCAAGAAGGTCGTCACGAGCGTAACTAGCGGCACGCGCAGCACCTGTCAACAGAAAATCTCAGAAATCCAGCTTCTCGCCGCGACCGCGGGCGCGGATCTTCACCGCCTCCTCAGTAAGCCGGCGACGCTCCGGATCGTTGAACGGCAACTCGTTCGCCCGCCGCGTGAGGTCGTCGGCGCGCGCCTTCGCCTCGGCAGGCGTCACCGGGCGCCCGAACTCGCCGCTTCCGTGACCGTCGCCGCCGTCTTCCTGAAGCATATCACCGACAGAAGCGAGAAATTTGATCAGCCGCGGGCTCGTGGCCAACGGTGAATTGTTGATCTCTTCGCGTAGCTCCTTGCCACCGAACTTCTCCACAGCGCGATCGGCAGCGGCGATCTTGGCGTCGAACGCCTGTCCGAACTCGGTCTGGAGCGTCTGAATGTTCTCCGCCGCCTGCTCGGCTTGCGCCTCCTCGGAAGAGCTCATCGTCTCGCCCATGGTCGACGCGAACCAGTCATAGACCGCCTGCGCCTGCTCAGGCAGAACACCGATCTCGTGCGCTTTCTGGATAAAGCCCTTGGCGAGATCGCTATCAGGCTTCAGCGCCTCACTGACGCCCTCGCCGGCCTTGAGCTGGTAGCCATCGGCGTTCTCCGGCAAGCCCAGCTTCTGTAACACAGGCTTGAGGTTTTCGAGCGACCGCTCCGCCGGCACCTCGACGAGACTGTTGGGATCTTTGCCGATGAGCCGCTGGCTGTTGACGACACCGCGCGCGAGATCCTCGAAATTCTGGTACTTGGCGAGCGCCTGGTCCGATCGAAGATCCTCCGGCAGCGCTTCGCGCCAGTTCTCAGGCGAGAATGTACGCTGCTGGCCATTGGTCTGCTGCCCGCCTTCCTGACCGGCCTGCTGTCCCGTGAGGACACTCTGCTGGCCACCTTCCTGGCCCGCCTGCTGACCGCCCTGCTGACCGCCCTGCTGCCCTGCCTGCTGACCGGCGCCATCCTCGTAGAGAATACGGCTGCCCCAAATCGTCGTCATACCTCAGTACTCCACCTTCTCGTTCTCCTCCAGGCTCACGTCCTCGAGCATCCTGCCGATATGCACCAGCACATAGCGCTGGCCTTCGCGCCACGCAGTCGTGATGCCGTCGTTGGCCTCCAGCGTCGTCCCGCGCGTGTAGCCGAACTGGTGCTGGAGATGCGCCAGGACCAGAGCTCCATCCTCACCGGCGAAAACGTTGCGGTATGCCTGCGCAACTTCGTCCCGCGTAAGCTGGCGAGCTTCTCTCATCGATCTTTTGTCGCCTGAGCGACCTTGGCGCCGGCCTCGACAGCGGGAATGAGACGATCGAGACCTTCCTGCTGCTGTTGCTGCTGCGCACGCGCCTGACGCACCTGCTCGGCCTGGCGCTTGGTCCGCAGAATGTTCGCCGGCGCGCCGGAACCGGCATGCACCGCCTCCGCCACGGCATCAGGATCGAAACGATCGAACACGCCTGGATCGATCTGTGCCCATGGAAGCAGGCCCTCGACGACACGAAGCGTCCCGAGCGCCTCGACCTGCTTCTGAGAAGCCTGAAGCGGGCTGTCATATTCGACATCGACGTCGCCTTCCCCAAGCTGCGCCGGCAATTCGGCCAGGCGGCCGGCGCGAAGCATGATGCGGAAGACACGCAGAATGAGTGTCTGGAAAAGCTCGGTCTGCATCCGGATAAGCATCGGCGAAACGGCACGATTACGCTCGTCGACCTCTTGAAGCACTTGCGTGTTTGAAGTCACCGTATATCGGCGACCAACGCAATAAAGCTCATCCGCAGCGTCTACAGTAATACACCGCATGGCCCTGTTAGTTGTCGGCGTAATGCGTACAATCTTTTGCCGATCCATATGCTTTTGCACTGGAAACAGCTTGGCTTGCTTACGAGTCAATCTAAACACAGGCCAAGGGGCGTTGAAAACGACAGAAACACTATTCTGCCAAGCGTCCTCGCGCGCATCCACTCGGTATATTTTTGGCCACAGGCCCAGACTCTCCACAAGACGCACGAACTCATCAACCAAGTCACAATCGCGCTGATACCATACAGCCAGAGAGTTTCGGCCATTCGACGAGCCGTCACTATCCATTAAGCCTTGCATCAAAGCCAGTCTTTGCTCGTGAGACCCCTGAAAGTACACTTCGGGGATGTGCTTATTCCCCAAAACACCTATGCTATGGAGCACACCCTTCAAGCCGCAGCCTTCATGCTTATGATTGCCGCAAACGGAAACATCGACCGCTCGATTGCCGCCTTTTGCAGCCTTCTTTCTGGTGACAACGTAACAGTCGTTTTCGTCCGCCCATTCCTGTAAGGACGCCACAATCTCAGCGTCCATGGTTGTGATTACAGGATCGCGTGACGCGCCGTCGCCGAGCCACAGTCCAAAAACATAAGGGTCCAACGGTAACTTTACAGGAGTCCGGTCAATGATAGGTACTCTTGGGATAGACCACAGAGAGAACCCATAGCTGTCCACAACATCTTCTGACAACTCTTTAGTCGAGACTTTGCGCCAGAAAGTTCTATTGCTTCTGAATGCACTCCAGCGATGTTCGTCGTCAGCCACGACAACATCCCCACTTGAGAATTCCATCTCATAGGCTTCTCTGGACTGCATTACCGGATGCGCATGCGTCACACGGACCGGCTTCCCGTCAGATCCTACCAGCACGTCACCAGGCACCACCTCCCCCATCGTAGTCCAGGAGCCATCATGACGCGGGACAGGTGTCTCGATATCCAAGCGCGCCGTCTTGACCGGACTGTCCGGCGTCACGAACAACGGCACGAAGAAACCCTCGCGGATAGCAGACTGGCGCTCCTTGAGAAGCGCGTCACCAACCTCGATGCGTGACGCGCCCGGCGGCAAAAGCGGCTTGGGCTCGACATTGCCGTCGGTGAAGGTGATGCCGCCGGAGAAGAGCCGGACAGGCGACACAAGCTGGCCATCGGGCATGACGATCGGCGGGTCGACGAGCTTCTCGGCACCGCGGAGGATCGTTTCGGCCATGCGGTTCACCATGCGCACGTCCGGCAGCACGGTCATCGCCGGCGAGCGGCCGTAAAGATCGCCGCGCACCTTGTACCAGCGTGGAACGGCGTAAGGCATCTCCTCGAAGAAGCCGGTGGCGACGACAACACGATCGGTCGCGTTCACCCATACCGAGGCAAAAGCCGCCTGCGCATTGCGCACGTTCGCCGGCAGATGCTCGGCAAACTCCTCCTCGTCGATCGGGAAAACGGCATGAATGAACTCTACGTCCTGCTCGCCGGCGTCGGCCCGCTCGACCGACGGCCCGAGCTCCCGGTCGGGCCACCGGCGCTTGGCCTGCCGCGGCTTGAGCTTGAACCGGCGATAGACGCCGTCGATCAGCGCATCGGCGCTCTCGGTGAAGGCGGTCGTCGACAGATGGTACTGCCGGAAATGCAGCCGGCCGCCGCGGCCGTCGGTGAAGAGGCTGGTGGTCCCGAAAGAGCCGATGTCGAGATAGACCTCGTGCAGATTGGCGTAGAGATTGGCCTGCGGGCTGATCATCTCGGCGATCATCCGCTTCTCGACATCCTCCAGCCACTGCCTGACGCTCGTATCCTTCATCAAGTCGGGATCGACCGTCTTCATCTTGAACCACTGCCGGGACGGATTGTTCAGCAGCGTGTGGAGAAAGCTCGCGAACAGCTCGAGCGAGCGCGGCGCCGGCGAATCGAGAACATGCCGGTGCCGGTCTACGCCGGTAGAGACCTCCTCGCTGAAGGTAGCCTTGCGCGGGATGACATAGCGCGCGATCGACTGCCACTGCGCCTCCAGAGACGTGCGGTCGGAGCGCAGATCGCTGTCGCGCTGCGTAACCTTTTCAGCGAGAACGTCGGAAGCCATCTAGGGCGAACTGCCCAGCAGCACCTTGCGGGAAGACGACACGCCACCGGCGGGCTGGCCGGACAAAAGCGTCGAGCGCACACCCTGACGCCGCGACGCCGCCGCGCGAGCCTTGCGAGCGGCCTCCTCACGCGCCTTGGCCTCGTCCCGAGATGCCGTCTCCGGCGTCGGAACGGGCGTCGGTTCCGGCTTCGGTTCCGGCTTTGGTTCTTCAGTAACACGCTCTATGGCCCGTACCGAGGGCTTATCAAGGCCAAATATGTTCTTGAAAACATTGACCGGATTGTAGAGCACTCTCATCCGTCGAACTCCCCGCTGCTTGGAGCCTTCGCGCGACGGGCGCGCAGAGCCCACCACCGCGCGCGAGCGTACTCGCCGCGCCGCTCCAGGTCAACGAAGTTCGGCGACGCCGGATTGTCCGGACTCTGCGCCCAATCCCGCGGCTGTCCGCGGTGGCCACGCTCGTAATAGCGCAGTTCCGCCTTGCGAAGCTGCTTAGCCACGCTTCAAAACTTCCCCAGCAAGAGCAACAAATGGTACTCTGTCGAGTTGAGAATAGTGCTCGTCTATTCGCCGGCGTATGTCGTCTCCCCAGGTAAAAAGCGAACGCCCCAATACTCGAAAGGCCACTTGCGGGGCGATTTTCGCCAATTTCACCTCGGCAAGACAGGCCACAGCTTCACAAGCGGCTGTCGGCGCCGTTCGCGACAAAATCGGGTAGTAAAGAGCATGACATGCGTGCGCGCTTTCATGCACGAAAGTCAACAGCGCATCATAGTCCTCTTTCGGATCTCTGCTCAGGAACACGCCCAATTTTTCATTCGGATATTCCGGAATGTGAACACGTGGGCTGCCCACCGGATCGATGAAATAAGGCACTTCGTCTCGCAAACGCCGCGCCGGCTCCAGACCAAACACGTCCACCAGCCCCTTCATCATCGGTTTCGTCGGGTACGCCGTCGAAGAATGCAACCGCTTCACAATACCGCCCTCGTCGTGTTGCTGGCATCCGGACGCCCGTAATGGCTCTTGCGGATACCGAGAGCCAGAGAGCCGAAGGCATCGGCGGCGTGGCTGGCCCAATCATGCAAGGGCGCCTCACGCATGACGCCGCGGCGCTCGTCGTACTCTCGCCGATAAAGGGCCAGCCTGTCCAGTCCTTCGGCACAGCGGTTCTGATCGAAGGCGCACAGCGGCAGAATGGCCTGCGCTGCGGCGATCATGTCGCTCTTGACCTTCACCCGCGGGACGACCGTCACCCGCACGCCCAGCTCCCGCAGCACGCTGGCCCGCGTCTTGCCGGTCCCGAGCTCGCTCACCTCCACATCCCACGGCAGCAGGTGATAGCCGTAGCGGTAATCACGTTCGGCCAGCTTCTCGACGATGCGCGGCAGCCCGGCGCCCTGCACCTCGATGAAATCGACGATCCGGACTTCCTCGCCCCGCTGCTGAAAGAACCAGACGGCCGTCGCATCGTCATAGCCCAGATCCCACGCCGTGTTGACCGGCGAGAGCGGATCGACGGGCACGTGCGTAATACGCCCCCGATCGCGCAGAGCCTCGATCTCCTCAGCGAAAATGGCGCCCTCGATGGCCGCATCGAAGGAACACTCCATTTCCTGCATGTACTTCGACCGGCCCATCTCCCGGTAGGCATTCTTCAGCTCCTCCTCGGTGATGATGCCGGTCTCGGAAGCGCAGTACAGAGCCGCATCCCACTCGTCGGAGGTGGTCTGAATCTCCTCACCCTCCTCACCGACCTCGACCACGGCCTCACCACGACTCCATGCCTGCGCCTTGCGGAACAGCGAGTAGGCGTGGTTGCGGCCGGCGGGCGTGAAGATGAAATCGGCCCACTGATTGCGCCGCCCCAGCCTGTCGAGGCCACTTCTCACGTCGTCCATGAGCATGGGCCGGACCTGCTCGGTCCATGCCGACCACGGTATCCAGGCGAACTCGTCGAACACCGCACCGTCGAGGTACAGGCCACGCACACGCTGGCGCGGCGTGTCGAGGCCGTATAGCCGGATGCGCGCCCAGCCGCCGGCCCTGGTCGGCAGCGAGACGAACAGCTTGCCGCGGTGCCGGTGCTCCTTGGCGCTGACGCCGGCCTTCTCACAGAACAGCCCGTGAAATCGCTCGAGGTATAGCCATGCAATGTCCTCGGCTTGAGCGTAAGTGGGCGCGAAGTAGGCATAGCGTCCATCCGGGAACGGGCATTCGACGGCTCTGTCGACGAGTTTGGCCACTTCCCGCACGGTCTTGCCGAAGCGGCGGTGCAGCACCCTCACATTGAACCTGCGGTCCTGAAGATCGAGCGCCGCCTGAAGCGGGCGCGGCTCGTATTCGATAGCTTCGAACGCATCGTCCGGGACCCGGATAACCTGAGCCTCCTTCATCTGCTGATCGAGCTGTCTGGCAAGAGCCATGAGACCGGAGGCCATTTGCTGTCAACCTATTATCTTGGATCGCTATGGAAATTTCTGCTGTATTTTTTGGCGAAAGTCAAGAGACCAATAATTTAGTATTTTTGAAATCTAGTGGGGGTATTCGATCTAGTGAAAAAGTTCAGTTTTACGAGGACGGGGATCTAGTGAAAAAGTTCAGTTTTATGAGGACGGGGATCTAGTGAAAAAGTTCAGTTTTATGAGGACGGGGATCTAGTGAAAAAGTTCAGTTTTACGAGGATGGAGCCTCTGGAAGGTTGGGCAGGCAGCGGGGGTCCCTGGCGTCTCCGGGGTACCCCCTTCCCGCCGGCGCCGCGCGGCAAACAAGAGCACCCCTAGGTGTAGTGGGAGAGTAGCCTTGTCAAGACCCACTGCTAGTGTCGAGCGTGACGCTAGTGACGCTAGTGGCGAGTGTGACGCGAGTGACGAGTGTGACGCGAGTGACGCTAGTGGCGAGTGCGGCGCTAGTGACGAGTGTGACGCGAGTGACGCGAGTGACGCGAGTGCGGCGCTAGTGACGAGCGTGACGCTAGTGACGCTAGTGGCGAGTGCGGCGCTAGTGACGAGTGTGACGCGAGTGACGCGAGTGACGCGAGTGACACGCGGCGGATTTGAGGGATGAGGGATTGTGAACCATCAAACCTACCCAATCAGGGATCATGTGACATTTGTCACACCACAATTTGACAAATGTCACATGACCTAGTGCAATGGTAGATCAGACGCTTACCAGCAAGTGACTGTAATTAAAGAACAATTTTGAAGCGGCAGAATGATCAGTAGATCATCTCATAGTCAGCTTCCGCTTCCAGGCTATCGTTCGGCTGCTCATCCCGCGCTGAACCGATGACAGCCACCTCGCGCAGGTCAATTTTATTGCCACCGGAGTCAATCCCAGTCTTCGCCGTGACGCGTTTCTGGCGATAGGCGGCGCCGCGGCCGTCTAGCACGTAAGTCTCTTCCGGCGTGAGCTCATGCAGACCAAGGTGCTGAAACTGCTTGAGCACAAGCGCCAGTTCCGACGCAATCCTACAAGCTTCCGTGATCGCTTTGGCTTCATTGGCGGGCATCTCGCCACGATGAGCGCGAGCGATGCAATCCGTGGCGATCGCTTTGTACCACGGGATCGTACCGCGCTTGAGGTGTCGTAGAACAAGTCCCTTTGTCATTCAGGCTCCATAACCCGCTTACGGCCAATTGGTCAAGAAGAACGTTCGCCGGCGATGCCTGACCCGTTCCCATCCCGGCGACACCCTCCCTCTATAGAGGGAGAGGGTGTGTCGCAGCGGGAATATGGGCGTGTCGCAGCATGTCGCACCATGTGTCGCAGTCAATTTTACCTTGCAAATCAATGACTTAGCTGTTTGCTGCGACAACTGCGACAAGGGACTGCGACAATCAATCATAGGTAATGATGTCGCACCCACATTTTAAACCTACGCTTGTGCTAGTAAGCGAATAAGCCTTATAAATCAATGACTTAGCAAATGCTAGTGAAAGCGCCACTAGCCCTTGCTGCGACATGCTGCGACATGGCTGCGACAAGCTGTGTCGCAGGCAAATGCGGTACTAGTGACGGATTTTCAACCAAAGGTGGCCGTTAGTATCACGTTTTTGTGAACGGCATTTTCTGGTTGACAACATGCTTGATCGGCCTTATATAACGGTGTTCGGGACGCCGTCCCGGACGGTGGTGCGCCAGGCATCGAACCGGAATAGAGGAGTGCAGACTATGAAGACCGCAGAAATTGGTGAAATCATCGGCGGAACACTTCGGAATGATGACTTGCTCAATGCGTTTACGGCCGAGTTAAAACGTCTCGACGACGGAAGAAATGCGCCTCTAATTGAGGAGGCGAAGATTATTGATCCGGATGACGAGAACGCCGGCGAGGTCATAAGTGAGCTTCTAGACGCCTTGAATGAATATGCGCCGGCGTATTGGTACTTTGGCGTCAATCCCGGCGATGGCGCCTCATTCGGATTTTGGCCTGACTTGGACGCTATCGAAGAAGACATTCACGGCGGAGTAATCATGCGGCATAACGCCGGCGATGCAATTCTGCCGGAACAGATTGAAGGGTATAGCTACGTTTGGTCAGTCAATGACC